GCTCATCGAAAAGCAAACTTCTACTTAACTTAACTTAAATTATTATATATCATGGCTTATTCAGACCCATCATACATGTCAGACAACGGTTCGGGTGCTGCTCAAATTAGCAACGCCGCCGCTCTGAACACCGCATACGTTGAATCATTCAAGGCTGGCTTCGAGCAAGCATTCCAGCAAACTGAATCTAAACTTCAGCCGTATTTCGAGCAAGAGTCCCAAAACGAAGAGTTCCAGTATTTCGATCGCATCGGTGTTGCCGAAGCAATGACCGAAGACGCTACTCGTTATGGCGACAATCCTAACAGCGATATCTCTCACGATCGCCGCCGCATCGGTCTTAAAGACTACGAGCTTGGCAAGTACATCGACGAGAAAGATCTCAAGCGCGTACTTACAGATCCAATGAATGCTTACACACAAGCACTTCTTGCATCAGGTAAGCGTAAGATCGACGATATCATCATCGACAAACTCTTCGGAGAAGCATACACAGGTCGTAGCGGTGGAACAACTGTTACATTCTCTCGTGCAGCAGGTTCTACTCGTGACACCAACATCACACTTGGTAACTTGAGCAAGAATGACGCTAACCCAGTTATCGACACCTACGACGCAGCTACTGCAAAAAATGGTATCGACATCGTTGCTGGTAACACTGAAGGTTTCTCCATCGGTGCTAACTACGACGGTACTCCAACTGGTGGTGCTACTCCTCTTGGTCTTACTCTTGAGAAACTGAAGGCTGCTCGTCGCACAATGTTGCGTCTTGAGGCTATCGGTCAAGACGATGTAGTTAACTGCTTCCTTACTTCGACTCAGTTCAACGACCTCCTTGGAATCGACGAGATCATCAACTCTGATTACGCCGTACGCAAGTCTCTTGCAGAAGGTTCGGTCACTACGTTCATGGGCTTCCGTTTCATCCAAACTGAGCGTCTTGGGCTTAGCAGCGACGGTGCTAACAACGACGAGCGTCGTGTTATCGTTGCAACTCCTAAAGCACTTAAGATGTCTGTTGGTACAGCTCTTAAGGGTGATGTGTGGCGCGTTCCTTCCAAGAAGAACATCCCTTACGTGTACTTCAAGCTTTGCGCTGAAGCATCTCGTATGTGGGGTGAGGTCACTGGTGAGATCCGCTGCCTAGAGTCCTAATCTAGTCTGTAGCCTCCCCTGTGATTCGGGGGAGGCTACTTTTCTTTTTATGCCTACAGAAACAAACAAATTAGCACTACTAAACTCCGCTTTGCGGATGGTGGGTAGTTATCATATTTCGGGTGATGACGAGTCAAGCACCACTTATGAGATAGCTAGTCGAGCATACACACAGGCGGTCACCGAACTGTTTGGTGATAATAGTTTTAATTACAACACAAAAAGAGTGGTGTTGACTGGAGAGGTTGCTACTGATTTTTCCGAGTATCAATACAAATACACACTACCCAATGATTTTAATGTTTTCTTACTTGTTGAAAACTCTAATGATTTTTTAGTAACAGAATATCGGTTTGCAAACGGCAACCTATATTCATCCGAATCAATCCTTAAGCTTACATATACGTATGTGCCAAGCATTGAAACTAGCGCTGCTGGTCTTCCCAAGTTTCTAACACGACTCTTGACGCTTCACATGGCGCAAAACATGTGTATTGAGCTATCAGGTTCAGATGAAAGGCACGAACTATTAGCCAAGCAGTACACCCTAGCGTTACACAGAGCTAGAACCCTTGAAGGTAGGCAGGGACCCGCTCAAGAATATGTAAATGATGCGCTAAGAATGGTGGGGAACCACCAAAAAGAGGGTGAAAATGACACAGATCGCATATATGAATCAGGTACATCCTACGAAATTGCTAGTCGCGCATATGTACAAGCAATAAATGAGATTTTTGGAAACAATAGTTTTAATTTTAATACAAAACGAGTTTCTTTGACAGGAGTAGTTTCTTCGGAATTTACTGAACACCAATATGAATTTGAACTTCCAGCTGACTTTAACACTTTTTTAGTTATAGAGAAGACAAATGACTTCTTATTAACGGATTATCGTTTTGCTAACGAAAAACTTTATTGTTCTGAAATAAATGTAAAGTTAACTTACACATTTATACCACTTTTTGAAGCTGCGTCTTTTGAGCTACCTTCTTTTTTGCGAAGTCTTTTAACTTTGCATATGGCTCAGAGCATTTCTCTAGAGATAACTGGCTCGGCAGAAAGGCATCAGTTATTGTACGGAGAATATCTAAGAGCATTAGATAAGGCTAGGATTCTTGAGGGAAGACAAGGACCATCTCAAAAATACTTAAATGACGCTTTGCGAATGGTAGGTAGTTACCAAAGGCAGAGTGAAAATGAAACAAGCCAAGTATACGACTCAAGTACTACATATGAAATTGCCAGTCGTTCTTATTCTCAAGCAATAACTGAGATCTTTGGGAACAATAGTTTTAATTTTAATACAAAACGAGTTTCTTTAGCTGGAGCAGTTTCTTCGGAATTTACTGAACACCAATATGAATTTGAACTTCCAGCTGACTTTAACACTTTTTTAATTATAGAGAAGACAAATGACTTCTTATTAACGGATTATCGTTTTGCTAACGAAAAACTTTATTGTTCTGAAATAAATGTAAAGTTAACTTACACATTTATACCACTTTTTGAAACAGCGTCTTTTGAGCTACCTTCTTTTTTGCGAAGTCTTTTGACTTTGCATATGGCGCAAAACATGGCTTTAGAAATATCTGGCTCAGCAGAAAGACATCAGTTGTTGTTTGCAGAATATCTAAGAGCTTTAGATAAGGCAAAAAGTCTTGAGGGAAGACAAGGACCATCTCAAAAATACTTAAATGACGCTTTGCGGATGGTGGGTAGCTACCAAAAGCAAAGTGAAAGTGAAACAAGCCAAGTATACGACTCAAGCACTACATACGAAATTGCTAGTCGTTCTTATTCTCAAGCAATAAATGAGATTTTTGGAAACAACAGTTTTAATTTTAACACAAAACGAGTAACTTTAACTGGAACAACTTCAGTGGAGTTTTCTGATTTTGGGTACGAGTTTGAGCTTCCAGCAGACTACAATACGTTTCTAATCATAGAAACAGCTAATGATTTCTTAGCAACAGATTATCGCTTTGCAAATGGAAAGTTGTATTATTCAGATTCAACTTTAAAGCTAACTTACACATTTATACCGCTTTTTGAGACACCGTCTTTTGAGTTGCCGCCTTTTTTAAGAAGTCTTTTGACTTTGCATATGGCGCAAAACATGGCTTTAGAGATTTCTGGTTCAGCGGAAAGACATCAGTTATTGTTTGCGGAGTATTTACGTAATTTACGAAAAGCTCGGAGTTTAGAAGCTAGACAGGGACCATCTCAAAAATACCTAAATGATGCTTTAAGAATGGTTGGTGGCGTTGACTCAGTAAGAGAAGATGGAACAGATAAAGTAAGTGATTCAGGAACTACTTATGAAATGGCTCGTCGTTCTTATACCCAAGCAGTTGCTGAGATTTTTGGAGACAACATCTTTAATTACAACACAAAACTTGTAACACTAACAGGAGTTGAATCATTATCATTTAAAGACTATAAGTATGAATACACTCTTCCTTTAGATCTTAATATTCTCCTAAAAGTGGAGTCTTTGGATGATTATTTGGTCACGGACTATCGTTTAATTAATGGAAAACTTTACTCATCTGAAGCATCATTAAAAGTGACACATACGTACGTACCGTCTTTAACAGAAATAGATTCAACTCTTCCTGCTTTTTTAGCTCGTACTCTGGTTTTGCATATGGCTCAGAACTTAGTTATTGTTCTTGCTGGGTCAGAAAACCCCTACGCAAACCGTAGATATGAAACACTTGCTAACCAATACACTGTAGCTTTACGCAGAGCACGCACATTGGAGGGTCGCCAAGGACCTGCTCAGACATACATCAATGACGGAAACTCTCAGTTTATAAGCGCACATCAACGGTATGGCTCGATATAGTAATGTTCAGACAGACTTCTCAGGCGGTTTAATAAGTGATTACGTTCTTGGACGTACCGACATT